GGTTTTAGAGTAGGCATTTCAGCCAGGCTCAAAGACATGTTTTTTTATAGTGATTTAACATTTCACTCTTCATCATTCTTGTCGGTTTTAGAGTAGGGTCAAGCCCAGGCTCAAAGACTCGGTTTCTAATTCATAGTAGAACTAGTGATGGTTCTTCAACATTGAATAAGATATTTGATAATCGATTTTAATTTTTGTTTTTTCACGATATTATCCAGTCCCTAATATATTATCTTTTTTAATAAGGAAAAGAGGGCTTCGCGGCCCTCACAAAACACAATAAAAAAAAATTAATTATATTTAGGGACTGGAACTTATAGTTAAGTAAATAAACTCAATTATTGATAAGACAATATGAAAATATTAGTTACTGGTGGTTCTGGATTAGTAGGAAAAGCGATACAAAAAGTAAAGACTAATAATGACTTTATTTTTTTATCATCCAAAGATTGTGACTTAACTAATTTTGATAAAACAAAAAATTTATTTGATAAAATTAAACCAGATTATGTAATTCATTTAGCAGCATGTGTTGGTGGCTTATTTAAAAACATGAATAAAAATTTAGAAATATTTGAAATAAATCTTTTAATTAATTTTAATGTAATTAAATGTTGTCATTTATATAAAATTAAAAAATGTATATCTTGTTTATCAACTTGTATTTTTCCAGATAATGTCACTTATCCAATTAAAGAAAATATGTTACATAATGGAAAACCACATGAATCTAATTATGGATATTCATATGCTAAAAGATTATTAGAAATACATAGTCGATTATATAGAGAAACACATAATTCTAAATTTATTTGTATTATTCCATGTAATATATATGGAGAAAATGATAACTTCTCTCTTGAAGAAGGACATGTTATACCTGCTTTAATACATCAATGTTATTTATCTAAAAAATTTAATAAACCATTTGTTGTTAAAGGAACAGGAAGTCCTTTAAGGCAATTTATATATGTTGAAGATTTAGCTAACATTATTTTATTAATTTTAGAAAAATATGAAGGTAATGATGATTTAATTGTTGCTACTCCAGAAAAAGATGAAATTAGCATTAAAAATATTGCTGAATTAATTGCTCACTATTTCGAATATGATAATATTAAATTTGATACTAATTATTCTGATGGTCAATATAAAAAAACTGTTGATAATACAAAATTAAGAAATTTTATTGATTACAAAATGACTGATATTAAAACTGGATTATCGAACACGATTAACTGGTTTAAATTAAATTATGATATATGTAGAAAATAGATATAAAGATACTTATTTTATTAAATATATAAAACATGTTTTCATTAATTAAAGCGATTTCTCTTTTTACACTCTTTGTAACTGCTATTAGCAGTAATACAATTCAAATCAAAAAATTTGATATTTCACCAGAAGAGCATTTTACATTATCTTGTAAATCTATTGGTAGTTTAACTAAAATGGATTGTGGAGTTATGCCACAATCTTCTATTAGTATTCAAAATTATATGAATGCACAATTTTATGGTAATATTCATATTGGAACTCCTGAACAAAGTTTTACTGTTATTTTTGATACTGGTTCTAGCAACTTATGGATTCCTTCTTCCACTTGTTCATCTTGTGGAAGCCACGCAAAATATGACCATAGTCAATCTAATACCTATGTATCTAATGGAACTGATTTTGAAATTCGTTATGGTTCTGGTTCTGTAAAAGGTTTTATTTCCAAAGATACTGTTACTCTTGGGAATATTCCTGTTCCTAATGCTATCTTTGCTGAAGTTACTAATGAACCAGGTATGGTATTCAAAAAAGGTAAATTTGATGGAATTCTTGGACTTGCTTGGAAATCTATTTCTGTTGATGGTATTAATCCAATTTTTAATCAAATGATTGATGCAAAATTAATTGCTGAACCTGTTTTTTCTTTTTATCTGACTTCAGAATCTGGTAAAGATGGAGAACTTACTATTGGTGGTATTAATAAAGATAAATTCACTGGAGAATTATTTTATGTTCCTCTCTCTTCTGAATCTTATTGGGAAATTAACATGGATGGTTTTACTATGAATGGACAACAAGTTATTTCTACTAAAACTGCTATTGTAGATACTGGAACCTCTCTTTTTGCTGGACCAAAAGAAGATGTTAAAAAAATAGCAAAAATGGTTGGTGCTTATTCTACTTTCATTAATCCTAATGAATTTATGATGTCTTGTAATAATCTTGATAGTCTACCTGTCATTAAAATCAATCTTTGTAATGGTAATCAATGTAAAGATTTTGAATTAACTGCTGATGATTATGTTCTTAAAGTTACTATGTTTGGACATAGTGTTTGTATTCTTGGTTTTACTGGAATTGATATTCCTCCACCAAGAGGACCACTCTTTATTCTTGGAGACCCATTCATTCGTAAATACTACACTGTATTTGATGTTGGTCAAGAAAGAATTGGATTTGCTACTGCTGTATAAATAATTTTTAAAATTGAAATATATCGAATTTATTCAAACTTATATCACTAATTTTGAATAAAGATGAGTGAAATTATTTACAAACGCCATGGTTATGGAACACGTGGAATTACTTGGAATTCTTTAAAACGTGATTGGATTGGTCGTAAATCTTGTATTTATAGCAAATTTCCTATCATGTATCGCTTTCACGAAGAAAATGGAAAGTATATCTGTTGGATGTCACATATTGAATATACATTTTATTTTGATACTGCTAAAGACTTAGGAAAATACATATTTAGTGAATTTCCTAAAACTTTTAAAAGTTGTGAAATGTGTAATTTAGGATATTTTCAGATTGATGAACAGAAACTTAAATCTGAATTTAATGGATATTATACTTCACCTAATAAAACAAAATGGACTTCTATGTGTAACCATTATTGCAAACGTTGTTCTTCTTGGAATAATGATATGTCTCAAGAAATTATTAATATGCCACAGGAATTCAATAAGATGCTTCCTGGTGATATTAAAAACTTAATTGATAAACATTTGAAACAAATGGATTTTAGATGTAAAGACTGTTTCTATTTTGTTGATATCAAAAATAAAACTAGAAGCAGTTCTCGTTACGCATTTATTGCTCATGATGTTCACGAGGGTATATGTTGGTGTTGTTATAAACAAAATTAAAATCGATTAAAATTAATTTTATTCAATCAAATATTAGATATTTTATAAAATTTAATTATTGTTATGAATACACAAATTTTGGAACAAGTTTTCCATAAAAATGAATCATTTATTATACACGAAATGATTGGAGAGAAAAGTCTTCATCAAGATAGTATTAATAAACAGAATGTTAATTCAGATTCTGCCAAAACAAGTAATCTCTCTAAAAAAAAAGTTACTACAAACACTTATAATAAATTGGTTTATGAAGAAATACCAAACAATTTTTCTGTTACTACTATTAGTAACAAAGACCCTTATGCCTGAAATCACTTTTCAGGTAAAATAATGAATTGTAGAAAAATTAATAAATAATTATATTCAGGACTGAAATTATACTCATTTATATAAAATATAAAATCGATTTAATTAAACTTTATACAAGAAATCCAGAACGTTAGAAACGAAACACTCTACGATCAATTCAACACTTATTATATACTCAACACAGAAACTGAAATCTACTTGTCAAATGGCAAGTAATGAAAAACGGTTTGTTGGTTATATTAAAATGAAGACTAGAAATCATTTTAATATTAAGTTCAGAAATAAGGATGAACGACAATTGGTAATTGGTAATTCTGTATGGCGAGAAGCTTTGAAAAGACAGGATGTGCTTATTATGGCATGGACACGTGATTTCAGGGTAGAAGGAAAAAAGATTAAGAGCGTAACAGAGGGAAATGCAGTAACTTTTAAAGTTATTGAAGACTCCCGTTATTATAATGGTTTCCGAGCCACTGATCTTAAACTTTACAAGAAACCTGCCAAGAAATCTGCCAAGAAATCTGTCAAGAAAAAGGTAACTCTAGAAAAGTGGTTAAAGGATACTAGACCGACTATTGCTAAGATGACAGATAATGACTGGTATAAACTTGAAGCAGACGATGACCACGATTGGATGTCTCGTTACAAATTACCATTACCACCATTAGAATAATTTCTTATTTTTGTACTTTTTTTTCATTTTGCTTTCAAAAAAAACAAAAAATAATATATTTATTTTGGGACTGGAACTGACTGGAATATTATGTATTAGGCACTTCTACTGAAAATTCTTCTTCTGATTCTACATCCACTGCTACTTCTTCAAATCCCCAAAGTATTTTATTCCAAATGCGTTCAAATATAAAATGGATAACTAATTTAATTATATTATCAGCAAGACCTAACGTTGCTGCTTTTTGTAAATCATTATATAATAGGACAGCCAAAATAATTGTTGTTAAAATAGCAATTACTCTCCAAATTAATGTTTTAACAACTGTTCTCTTAAAAGTCTCTTGAATTTTTACTGTTGGTTGCTCCATATTTATATTTTAAAATATAAAATCAATTTTTATAAAATAATTAATTTTTTTTCCAAGCGGTTATACCACATATTGCTGCACCAATACCAATGCCACCAATTACACTATAAGTTTTAATTTTACTTGATTTTTTTCTTGTCATTTTTTTATTTATTGGTTTAATTGGTTCTTGTGGTGTCATATGTTTTAATGTTATTAATTGCGGAACTGTATCATGAATTTTTTCAAGATGAAATTGATGTGACTTTTTCCAATAATCATCTGAAGAAAGAACTTTATTAAAAGAATGGGCTTTGTCTAAAAATTGAGAAATTTCTTTATGTTGTTGAATTTTATCTTTATCTGATAAATTCTTTACTGATACATCATTTACTGTTGATAAAGTTTTTAATACTACTTGTGTAAGACCATATAATTGAGAACTTACTATATCAAAATTTGTTCTTGTTTCACTTCTAATATCATTACTTATTTTATTAGCACGTAATCTATTATTTTTTTCAACATTTTGTAGTCGTGTTTCATTCTTTCTATCAACATCTTTTACAAAACTTAATGTATCACTTTGATATTTAATTAATTCTGGAACTATTTTTTTTTCAAAAGAATCTTCTTTTCTTATATATCTCATAAGTAAATAGAGTGATGTTGAACCAATTACACTATACAATAAAAATTTTTTTACCTCTGTCATAATATTTTCTTGTTGTGTTGTAGTTACAATTGGAATAAATTGTGGTGTTGTATCTATATTTGTTTTTGGTATATCTACTTTTTTTAAAAATGATACATCCTTTAATTGACTGGTCAGAAATGTTCCACCAGCAACTCCAGACATTATCCAAGCAATAGGAGGAAACTGTGCCATTTAAATATTAAAATAGATATTATTTTTATATTAATAAGTGTATAAATGTAATAAATATATATAAAATGGATAGTTATCAAAATACATATTTTAGGAAAAAATCTGATGGAAGTTTAACTTTCGCAACTATTACGATTGAAAAAAATAATGTTCCTAAAAATGACGAGGAAATTAAACTTGTTGAACCTGTTGAATCTGTTAAACCTGTTGAACCGATTGAACCGGTTGAACCGATTGAACCTGTTGAACCCATTGAACCTGTTGAACCCATTGAACCCATTGAACCCATTGAACCTATTAAATTGCAAAACAAAAAAAATAGAAGAAGTAAAAAATATTCACATATTAATCCTATTGATTTTGTTCAGAATGGAAGTATTGTAATTAAATTATGTCGTAATACTCAAGGAATGAATTTCCGTTTCTTTTATGTAAGTAATAATTTTAAATATATACGATGGTTTTCACCTTCTAAAAATTTTAAATTCAGTAATATTCGTACAAATCAAATTGTAAATATTATAAGAAACCCAAAAGATTGTTTTTATAAAAAATTAGATCCATTTCTAATAACTTTTCCAGCAGATGATATTCATCAACTTGTATTAAAAATATCATATCTTGAAGGACGAGAAAGAGGTTTAGATGGAATGCCATTTGAATTAAAAAAACACTATAAACCAACTAAGATAAAATATTTATATTTAGTTTTTAAAAATTCTCTTGAACTTGAATTTTGGTATCTAGGATTAATGAGTATTGTTGATTCAAAGCATATTGATAAATATATTACCTACAATGAACCTCATAAATCAAAAGTTGAATTAAGTTTATATATTAATGATTTTTATAAATATGATCCTTTATTGAATTATCATCAAGTTAGTAAATTAAAATTTAATAAACCACAGGTTCTGTATACTCAAATAAAACAACATAGAAATAAAATAAAAAAACGTTTTACTAAATTAAAACAAATGGACAATGAATTACAAAATTATATAAATAAATTTATAATACCTATCTTACATACATCATCTAATTTAGTTTATCATTGTATTCAAACATTTGATAATTTTGGTTCTAATTTAGAAGATGATGATTTGTCTAGAATTGCTAAATGGTTATATCAAATGAAGATTGAATATGCTGTCATTAAAGATATTATTAAAATACTAAAAAATAAACAATTACAAATTAGAAACGACCGAATTGGTTATACAATACCACTACCAATATAAATTAAAATCGATAATTTATATTACTATTTAATATATTAATAATCATGAATTATAATAAATTACTTAAATCACCACCATCACGACCTTTGTGTCTATTACCACCACAATTACGAAGATCTTATAATACTATTTGCGAAAAATGTGACGGAAATAGCACATGTGGTTATGGTGTTAAATTATGTGTAATGTGTGTTCGCCCACATCATAATGATTGGGATGCTTATAAAACATGGGATGAAAGATGGCCTAGAGGTAATGATTGGTTTCAAGATAGAATAAAAATTAAATCTTATTGGTTTAAATCAAGAAGAATATTTAGAAAAACTAATTTACCTACTTGTATACAAGCCCTTATTATGGAATATGTTACTGATGGCATTGGTAATAATTCTCATATTGAAAGATGTATTATTCAAAAAAAAATACCTAAAATTACAAATAATTCCGCAACTAATATTGCACAAATTCCACGACGAGTAAGAATTAGACTTATTATGAGAAAGAGAATTCAATTATGGGATGAATTTATTGAAAAAAGAGCACTATATCGCACTGATATTATAAATATTCTTTTACACAAAATTCCTGAAAAAAATATTAATGTTATCATTAAAATGTTATTTGAAGATAAACAATATGATGAACTAGATGATGATTCAGATGGTTGGTATGAATCTTATGGACCACTATATTTATGGCCACATAATGATGATATATAATTATTAAAATTATACTAAATTAATTTAATAAAAATCAGTCCATAAATTTTGTTTATCGATAAAAAAAAATTTAAAATCGATTATTATATGAGCTACATATAAAACGAAATATCAAATATACAACAAACATAATTGATACAACGCTTTAAACCTTTTCAATAATATGGGTTCTTGCATGGGAAAACTTTCTTCTTCTGAAGAACGTTCTATAAAGATCGCAAGAAAAAATATGGAAAAACGTGAAAAGGAATTTCAAAAATCTTCTAAAGATATTTTGAAACAGGTTACACAAATTTCTAAAAAAGGACAATTTGCTACTGATGCCGATTTTCATAAGTGTGAAAAAATGTTTAAGAAATTCGAGACAAATTTTGACAATTTGGCTAGTGATTTTGATAATATTATGGATATACATAATGATAAATTGGAACAAATTAGTACTATTATGTTTCGTGGATCTTATTCTGAATCTGAATCTGAATATATGGAATTCACAATATAGGAAAAATTTACTTTGACTGAAATACTAATTTTAGAAATAATTATCTTTTGGGACTGGATATATATATTTATTTTAAACAAAAGCATGATGATGTATCAAAATACGACGTCGCATTAATCTTCGCATACATCGTCTAAATGTTGCTCTCCAATTAATAATGTCGGATAAAAGTTTTGCTTTCCTTTCTCTATAACGCATACCGTTATATATAATTCTCCATTCTCTATAACAATTCGCACAACATTTTTCTAAATTCCTTTGGTTTAGTCTTGAAATATCAGTTGTATATTCTAGTTCATATACTTCTTGGCAGTCTTCGTCGACTGTACATGATTTACATTTTGGGCATTCATATAAAAATGATAAAGTCAAATCAATTAAATCATTAATCAAAATAATATCATTCTCTTCTTCATATGCAAATGTAAAGCATGAAAACATTATTGTTTTTAAGTTAATAAGAGTTATTATCATCAATTTTATTTTTATTAACTCGGGTGAAAAATTCCATAAAAAATATCATAAATCCCATAAAAAAATTTACAAAAACACTGTTCCACTCTAGAAAAACAACGTCTTCTTTTCCAATCACCCCAACAAAATTTACATTCTAATTGAATATTATTTCTTACATATCTTAATTGTGATCTTACATATGTTTCATCAAATGTGGGTTTACATTCACGGTGAATGACGGGGGATCCACACCCAGGGCATACATATAAATATGAAAGTATTATATTAGAAATATCTTTGATTAAATGGATATCACATTTTTCATTTATTGGATTACTTTTTGGAAAAAAACATACCATAAATAGGTTTTCTTCTGGGAAACAATCTTCTGGAAAACAACTTACCATAAATGGGCGTCTTAATCTTGTATTCTATATTAAGTTCGGATAATTTTTTACTTATATTCACATACTTTCGGATAATATTTTCCTGCTATTTTTACTATCTCAAAAGGACCTCCGCATCCATACACAGAATTTGATCTTATTAAAGTATCACATTCATTTTTTGGAGCATGGGGATTTATTTGTTCGAAATTTTGCTTTCTAACACCGTGTCTAAATATCTTACAGTTTAATTCTTTTTTAGCGACCATAATATATTGTTGACATTCTTCATGGGGGCATTTAAAAATTATAAATTCATTATCTTCAATGGCTTCCATAGATATAAAATATCTATGATTTTTTTTTGCGTAAAAGTATTTAAACTATAGCAAGTGCTCGTTTTTTTCTCAATCGAGCATATAAGTGCTCATTTGCTCGTTTTTTTTGCTCGTTTTTTTTAAAGAGCGGAAAAGAGTTAAAGATAAAATGTTCAGTAATATATATAGAAGTATGAAGTTCGAATGTACCACGTGTAACAAAGTATTTTTTAAAAAATATAATTACAACAGACATCTCGGTCGTAAAAATCCTTGTAAACCAAAAAAAATTTATTCCAAAATATTCCAAAATATTCCAGAATCTTCCAAAATATTCCACAAAAATATTCCAGAATCTTCCAAAATATTCCACAAAATTGAGGCTGGTATAGACTTAAGCACAATAATTGAAAATAAATTTGAAACTGAATATAAAAAAAATAAAGTCGGAGAAAAACTTATTAAAAAAATAGTTGAAGAAAAACTACAAAATAAAGATGAAAAGGAAAGATTACGAATTGAGAAAAAAATAATGAGAGAATTAGAAATGGAAAATAAACAAAATAAAAAAATTATAAAAGAAATCGAAATTGAAAAAGGATTAAGATTTGAATGTCAATACTGTGATCGTAGTTATAAACAGAAATATAATTTAACTAAACACTTAAAAAAATGTAAAGTAAAAAAACAACAAGAATCTATTCAATCTAAGAAAGAGAAATTTGAAGAAAGTATTGCTCTTGATATTGCTCGTGAAGATAAAATCGTACAAGAAGTAAAAAAATTATTAGACGAACATGATACACGGTTAACTGCAGGAACAACAAATATTACTAATATATCTGGAAATCAAAATAATAATATTATTAATATTACATTAAATGATTATGGAAATGAAGATATGATTAAATTAGATCCAAAGAAAACATACAAAAGAATTTTAAATAAAATACTAAATAGTGGTATCTATGGAATACAAAAATATATACAATATAAATACTGTAATCCAGAACAACCACAAAATTTAACTATTAAATATACAAATAATAGATCAAATAATCTTATGATACGAAAACAAGATGAATGGATTCCCCGTGATAAACATGAAGTTATTGATGAATTATATGATAGAGATAATAATGTAGAAGAAGTATTAAAAGCATATGAAAAAGTTAATAATATTGATAAATTTGAAGAAGATCTAGATATAATTCAACAACGTTTCTTAAAAAATATAGACCCATTTTATACAACCCAGATTGAACCCGACGATGCCGAGAAAATAAAGGAGGTTAAAAATGAAACATTAAACGATTTTTTAAAGTGTTATCGTAAAAATAAAAATGTATATGATTCGCCAGAAAATTGTAATCCAGAAATCACGATAGAACATTGATTTAGACATCATAACACGAAAAAAACGCAAAAATATTCCAAAAAATGGAATGATAAAATTAAGTGAAATTAAGTGAAATCGACTGGTTTTTCTAAACCAACAGTAATCATATACAAGGAGATATTTGTGATACTTTTACATTTTTTGTAAAATCGGTCGGAAAATGGCAAAAATGAACAAAAATCGAGTGTTTTTAAACAGGATTTAAATCAATAATACAGATATAATGGGGAGATATTTTTTTGAAAATTTAGAAATCGGTTGAAAAATGACAACAATGAAAATTTACATTAATTATATCTAAATTTACATTGAGTATTATGGATTTATATGGATATTTTGAGAGAATAATTTATGTTAATTTATAAGGGGTTACGTAGGTTTTTCGAAAAAAATTTTTTTTTTGTCAAAATCGACCGATTTTCATTTTGGAATAAAAATTGCGTAAAAAAAAAACAAAAAAATCGCATTTTCATTTTGTCATAAATTTATAAGTCTGTGTATAATGGTGTTTTTGATTTTTATCACTCGATTATCGATTACTGGTCAGTCTGTGGACATATTTTTTTTGGTTTTTTTCAATTATGGCCGATTACTGTGAATGGTCTATATTTCTTTCTTTTTTTAAAAAAAATAAAAAAGAAATAGACTGGGTCAG